GTATCCTTTGGTACCTCGCCGCCCACGGAAGAACGAGGGCTTTATACATGTTGCTGTTCAACAATAGCCGCAGATAATGACCTCACGTCATGATAAAAAGCCTTCATGACCCGAATCCTTGGTAATTTTGACACAACACGAACTTTTCTTATCCCTTTTTTATGTTCATCATTTAACCGAAACACTAATTTACACGGTTGTAACCCGCACGCTGATCGCGTCATTAAAATTTGTGAAGCATGTAAACACACCGCATCCTTCTCTGCTTGAAATAGTCCCCCTGGAACGGTGACGTATTTTTCGAAGAACTCTTCAGTCAAAACGTTCAATGACATAGTAAATTCATCACCTCCCACTCCACCCTTTGATAGTCGCTGTGTATCAAAACGTGATCGATCCTTACCTAACTGTTCCGCTAGCCGTCTTGCGATCTTTTGTTCAATATTCATTAATTGGAATAAAGTAGCTAAATCATCTACGCTTTGTCCAGCACCGACCTCTTCCATAACGTTTAGGATATGATTCGCTGTGATGAATCCACGCATGACGATATCCCCTCTTAGTATGGCGTCGATTCTATCTATATATGACATACGTGATCTGTTCATCGTTCGATTGCCAAGCATCTCCTTTTGCGCTCTGAATGTTGGTGATAAGTTTCGATCAGGGAATCGATGTGTAGTTATCGGTATTAAATCTCCAAAGTGTATCTCGAAAATCTTTGTATAAGCGGTTGTTATCTCCAAATCATGTCCCGTGGGATCAAGTGTCGCATACTCCTCTACCTCTGCATTTAACTCCCTTTGATAATTTAACTCGTAGCCCGGAGATAACAACGCACGAGCGCGTGGCTCTTTCAATAAAGCATTGTGCATCATGGTGGAAGACAGTTGCGTAGGTCCAAATCCCTGTAACGGTAATTCCTTACAAATCTCAGTCATGGTCGGATCTGACAATGACGCAACGACGGCAGGTCGCGTAAGTTTTGAGAAAAGACCCATCGGAGTTCTCGTTTTAATCTGGTGCTTATCAGCAGACGTTTCATTCCATAGAGGAGGAAAATGATTAATATACGGAAGTAGTAACTTATAAATCGCTTGGGTACAGTGCATCTGTAAACAGTCAACAAACAACTCTGGAGTGTTAACAACATTTAAGGCAACAGGCGAACACCCAAAACCCCGCCACGCCACAGGCGTATATAAGCACGCTGGATCACGAATTATACATAAAGTATAACCATCTTCCTTTGAAGAAAAGATACGTGATCTGTACACTCCATCAAAAACCGTCCGCTTCAACTTTCTATAACCTAAAATTGACGCTTTGAATTCTAGAATTCTATAAGCCAGATACTCGGAAAACCCCCTCGAAACCTTTGTGCAAAAAGTCATAATATTAGACCGCATGTATCCACCAATATTTTCGATATCCTTCCGTCTTTCTGAAGACACAATCATCATCCTATCTTGTGGAATATAAACTCCCTGCTTCGCATGCGTCTGGGTCTTCTCTGCGGAAAATGGTAAGCATGTAGTTTTCGCGGGAGAAGCTTCATGGCCGCATTTGTCGACAACGTCAAAAATTATTTCAAGCATTTTATCCATCGTTTCAGATCTATAACAATTCATGGTCAGATAAAATAACGTATCGTCGCCCACATACATTTCCGAGCGTATTTCCGATTTTCCGGGTAAACGTCTAGCGATTTCTTCAATGATGACGCTACCAATGCCTTTATTATGTAATGAATTGGCAGCTAGCGTGGAATTTTCACCAGAAAGATGCGTCGAAACCTTTGCTAAGTCACTACCATCCCATGGTGATACCAGAATCGGTATCTGTATATTATGCGGTTTAATAATTGATAACGATCTAATTGGATTAACTCCTGGATAGAAGGTACGAAATGGCGCATCCTCAGGTACAATCCGGTCTGAGTCTGGTAAGGATTCATACCAGGCTCGATCGACGACTCTAACCGCTCTTTTTCCACTCCATAACGTATCGCGCACACGGCCCTCACCATACCCATAATCTATTAATTCCTCTATTGTTAGACCTTGATATCTTAAACTCTCATATTTCCGTAACGCTTTGCGCATACCATCGAGCATCCCAGAACGGAAATTGTACCAGCTCATATGTGAATCATATTCTGAATAATCTAAAGCAAGCGTTATATAATTCGGATCCGCGGTATTTCGAAATGTATCGGCTGCGTCCATAACACGTGACCCCGTTGCTTCTAAATCTCCTACGATGATCTTTCCACCTAACTTCTTCGCATCGGGCGTTGTAGGTCCTCCCGTCTGTGCGAAATATTCATTTAGCGGTAATGTTAGTATTAACTGCGGCGCTAAGATCGAAATGTGGATGGCGTAAATCGTCCGTGTCGCTTTAATTGGCACATCCCTCGACCCTTTCGTCTGAAAACTATCAACACTATTAAACTTTTTCTCCAAGAACTCCTTTGAATAAATTTTATCACCTTCACCCATGATAACCAACGCTTTTTGCCTAGATGAAAGTTCTATCGTCTCTGGACGCATAGATGGCGTGTAACTTTTCAATACTTCTACTCTGGTGGACATTCCTGAGCTCGTATTCTTCGCCAGACGAAGCAACGAACTGTACATATCTATAGGCTTTACGATTGTAAATCCATGCTCTTCAGCTTCCTTATACGCCGCAATGAAGTTCGCTTCCGTTTTCTCCGAAACACGCTTTATAAAATTTGATGATGTGGGCAATTTAATTTTATTTTCATCATCGCCTACGTTTTTCACCCACGCCCGCCCATATCCAGACATGACTTGCAAAGAAAGTAAATATGATGTAAATACCATATGCGACGACTTCGTCGGGTCAAACTCGTCCTCGTACACTGTACGTAACAGTGACATAAAGACGGGCATCCCCTGATCTAGGCCAGTAATAGAGTTCGAGTACTTAATTGCCTCTTCAGCTTTTTCTATATTCTTCTTTAGAGCGGATTTATGGAAGTTTGAATGTCTTAGTGTCTGAAAGAAAGGATTCTTCACTCGAATGAAGTCATGGTAGACCACATCCTTACTATTCCTATCGTCACCACCGTTGCTCCTTAGTACATTAACGTATTCTGAGGCTGTTCCGAGCGTTTTTACATACCACGAGAAAGTTGCACGCAGCATATTATTTATCTTCTTTGGATGTGGTAAACAAATTAGAAAGAGTTCACGCACTAAATCTATTAAACATATTTTATGCGATCCTATACACACACACTCAAAACCCTCCTCCTTCATGCGTAGTATAGCGTTATATTCTAAGATTGACTCACTGATGCACATCTCAAATATTAACATTATCGTCACCGTTAGATCTTCATCACGTACTAGGGCTAGATCACGTGTATTCTGGCGGAAAGGTTCCTCACTGTGGTTTATAATTGATCGCATTAACTTCAAACCTAATGGCACATGCTGTATGTCATCGCTAAGATCTGCAAGCAATAACGCCCAATGACGTAACGCCATGTCTCCATATACTGCACATTCTTCACGCGATCGTTTCATAACAAACTCGAAATTTACATGTGATTTATCAAGCGCGTAATGACGCAGAAACTCCTCTTCCGGATCTAGATCATTAAGTGGGATAATTGATCTACGCATAATCTCATATGTGTCGGCACTTTCAGGTATCTCAGATAAGATAGTCTTCCAAGTTATTTCACTCAAAACGGGTATTCCATATAAAGTTGTCGCCCCGTGCTCTGGTAGAGTTACATTCTTTTCCGCGTCCTTATTATAAACATTTCTGGGTGAATATCTGTAGTATATCCCATACCCCTTCCGATCAAACGTAAAATTGGGAACTAACTTCTGTATAAGCTTCCTCGTTCGTTGTAGTCGGTGCTCCACTGTAGCCATGGTACCTATAC